AGCGATTATGAGTACAGTGTGCGGGCCTTTAAAATCAATGAGTTACATTTATATCAATAACTTACATTGCGAATATTAGTGGATATTAGTGAGGGTTACTTTCCTCTGCTGCCATTTTGCTGCCAATCCCTATCAGATTAAGCGGATTAAAATCTATAGCTTCACTGAGGTGGTTTGGTGAGAAATGGGAGTAACGCATTGTCATCTTTATATCGGTATGTCCTAGTATTCTCTGTAGTACCAAAATATTACCGCCCGCCATCATGAAATGACTGGCAAAAGTATGCCGTAACACATGGGATAGTTGACCAGCTGGTAAGTTAATTTTTGCCCGTTTTAATGCAGTTCTAAAAGCTGAATAGCAGGATACGAAAAGCGGTTCGCCAGACTCTTTTTTAGGGATGGATTTTATTAATTCTTCGCTAACCGGGATTGTTCTGTTTTTCTTGCCTTTAGTTTTAATGAATGTGATCCGGTCTTTGGTTATTTGAGATAGTGATAATGATTCAGCCTCAGACCATCTGGCCCCAGTTGCAAGGCAGATTTTAACCACGGTCAATAAATCGCTGGCGCTACTGTTAGCGCATTCTCTCAAGAGGGTGTCAATTTCTTCTAACCGAAGAAACGCCATTTCACTCTCATCTGTTCTGTAGGGGCGAACATTTTTTAAAGGGTGTTCAGCTTTCCACTCATCCAGTCGAATTAACTCATTAAACATGGCTCTGAAATAAGCCAGTTCAAGATTGACTGTGCGTGGACTAACTTTTTTTACCCGTGTATTACGCTGCAATTCTCCACTTAAACGTTTCTCTCTATACTGAGAAAATAGCTTGGCGTTGAACTCAGTCGCTAAAGGTTTACCCATAGACTCATAGGCATAGGTCATTGCATCTTTTCTTCTATCACCGTCTTCTAATGTGACGCCATGTGCTCTATGCCATGTATCAACTAGATCAGAAACAGTTCGTTTGTCCTGCTTTTCGCCCAGCCACGGTTTTTGTTCGGCTTCATCTTTGACATGGCGCTCATACGCTAACGCTTCCCCTTTAGTAGAGAATTGTTTTCGTATTCGTCGCCCATCCCGCCCATTAGGGAAACACTGTACTTGCCATTTCCCCGTAGCGAGTTTTGCTACTGCCATTGCGCACCTAACTCTTTAGATTCAGGGACTTTAGAATTAATCATGCTTGAATCCTTTAAATTTCTGGTTTTAAGAGCAAGTCATTACAACACGGCCCAACACATTTATATCTTCTAGCTCACAATCAAACGCCATGCCAACACCACTAACTTTAACTCTCCGAATCGGGATGCGAGTTAGGTCGCGAATGCTGATTTTTCCCTCAATATCTACCAGCCATTTACCGTCATATACTTCAGAAAAGATGCAATCCACTATGTAGTGAGTTTCACCATCAAGAATTACTTGCGGCTTTCCCATTGATAGCTGAGATGGCAGGAATAAATCCTTATCAAACATTAAATAGCTAGCATCAAATAGCTGGCCGTCAATCAGTTTCTTTTTAGGTATTTTGAAAACATCTAACCGTCCATCATCAAACTTTTTACCTGTTCCAGTGGCAAGCCATTCCAAATTAACACCAGTCTCAGCTATGCACCGGATAGCTAAGTCTGATGGGAAATGGTTGCGTTTGTAGCGCATAGATAAACTACTGCCAGAAATATTTAGATGATTGCAATAATCAATTTTTGATGTAAAACCATACGCCTCAATGATCCGGTCAAGGACTTCCCCCCCACCTGTTTCAAAATGCCATTGCCTCGTAGCGAGTTTTGCCATTGCGCACCTAATCCTTGAATTTTTTGTTTTTTAAGAGCAAGTCATTACGATGCGGCCTAACACCTTTATATCTTCTAGCTCACAATCAAACGCCATGCCAACACCACTAACTCTAACTCTCCGAATCGGGATGAGCGTTAGGTCGCGAATACTGACTTTCCCCTCAATATCTACCAGCCATTTACCGTCATATACTTCAGAAAAGATGCAATCCACTATGTATTGGGTTTCTCCGTCAAGCACTACCCGCGGCTCTTTTAAAGGAGGTTGCCCGGGTAGGAAGAAAGCTTTATCAAACATAAGGTAGCCAGCTTCATAAACTCTGCCATCAATTAACTTTTCTTTACGGATTTTAAAAATATCAGTCTGGCTATCGTCAAACATTTTCCCTTCGCCTGTCGCTAGCCATTCCAGATTTACCCCTGTTTCAGCCATACACATAACGGCGAAATCTGCTGGGAATCCCCCTCTCTTGTAACGGGAGGATAGGCTACTAGCTGCAATATCAAAGTGCTGAGCCAGCATTATTTTAGAACTGAAGCCATATGCAGCAATGATGCGATCGAGCACTGCGGCACCATCTGTATTTATATCCAGCTTGAATTTTGCCATTAGAAGTTGTCTCTGCTTATTCGCAAAAAGAGAATTAAAAGTTGACCATTCGCTTTTTGAGAAGTAACCTGACTTCGGTTTTTTGAAATTGCGAATATTGCTGAGTATTACCGTACTCAACCTAACAAGGAATTTTGCCTTATGCGTCCTAACATTACAATCGTCATCCCTACACCATATTTGCCGCTTGCGGAGTATTGCCGCTTGCATGGTCTGGCCATTGGCACCGCCCGAGACATGATTGCAGATGGTCGGCTTCCGATTAAGCCAAAAGGCGATAAACCAAGAGCGGCAGTTGAGATCAATATGGCTAAGCTAACCGTACAAGCCCTTTCTGAATGCAACATTTCACTTTCTGTTTGATTCATTCTGAATCTTTAGGGTGACGCTAACAATGTTTGATTATCAGGTTTCTAAACATCCGTACTTTGACAATGCCTGCCGCCAGTTTCCAACGCGCCACAATCTGACGCAGTTGGCGAAACAGTTGGATATGAATGCGCAAACGTTGCGGAATAAGCTCAACCCGGAGCAACCGCACCAGCTTACGGTTACTGAATTGCTTGCGATCACAGATGCAACAGAAGACGCCAACCTTATCGATGCCATGTTGGCGCAAATAAACTGTATGCCGTCAGTGCCAGTAAATGAGGCCAGCGCTGATAACATTTCTACCTACGCGCTTAAAGCAACTGCCGCCGTGGGTTCGATTGCTGCCGCAGCGGTGCAGGGCAATCACAAAACAGCATTCAGCAAATCTGCTCTGCTGGATAGCGTTAATACTGCGATTCGCCATCTGTCACTGATTGGCCTGACAGTGCAATGTCGTATTCAGTCAACCCCTGCGCTTGCTTCAACCGTTGACGTTATTAGCGGGTTGAGTGCTGCCGCCGGTTTGAGTTGAGGTGTCTTTATGATTATTTCTATTGCTCCACTGTTAAAACAGCAAAGCCCGGTAAGCCTGCGCCATTTCGGTCACGGTATGCTGGAGTTGAAGAACGGCCAGCGCTGGAAGCCGGGAAGTAATCAAAAGGCGCTTTTACAAGAACTGTCCTCTTCAAAGAAGACGCCAATATTACGCCGTCTGCTCGGGTGTTGATTGGGGGATATATGCTGCAATTAACGGAAGCTGAAAAATTGAGAATGACGGGCATTGCTCGTATTGCTGAAATTAAAGAAAAATATTTACGTAATAGAAAGAATATTGCTCAGGAGGCTTTTGATAAGTCACCGGCACATTTACGTAAAACAATCTGCTTTCATGCAGGGTTAAAAAGTCGCCATGTGAATATGCAGTTTTCAGAATTAACTCCAGCAGAAAGAGAATCTGTTGTTGAAACGCTGAACTACTTAATTGAGTTTACTCGTTCGCTGCCGTCGTTTGTCAGTAATGATGACTGCACACTGAATATTATTAATTAATCATCACCGCAATATATGGCGTTCTACTCGCCGGGTTTCGTATTGCCTAAAAACAGGAATTATCTATGCAGAATACAGAACAGAATATATGGGTTTTCGTAGACCCCGCCAAGCCGGGCAGTGACCGATCAATGACAATGATGTCAGTCGAATCAATGGAGCTAATGCTCAATGAAGCTCGAATAGATGAAAGGAAGAATCAGGCCGTTATCGTTTCAAACTATATGGAAACCATGGCCGCAAAAATCCTTAATCTTGAAATGAATTGTAAAGAAGTGGCAGAACTTCTCTGTCAGGTTGCAGAAAAAATGATTAATCAATCTCACGAACAACACTAGCGGATAATTAAATGAATATTAAAATAGGTGAAAAATACGTTGTTACTTCTGACCGCCTGCAATTTATTCTTAATGAAGTAAAGGTTAGTCAGAAAGGTAAAAATAAGGGGCAAGAACGTTTAGAGCCAATTGCTTATTATTCGACTATCTCACAATTAGTCGCGGGGTTAATTAATCGCCATGTAGGTGAAGCGCAGATTAATAGCTTTGCTTCGCTGGGGAATGAAATTGGTCGCATCGGTAAACTGTGCCAAGAAGCCTTTTCAGCCAAATGACCGATTCGAACCATGGCCGCATTACCCCAACTCCGCCGTTGCCTTATCCGGGCAGCGGCGCTGCTGTTACTCAATGGGCGCATACTTGGAACGCTCCCCGCCCGGCAGTATCAGGACCTGAAAGACCGCTTACCCGTGAACAACTGATTCAGGGGCAAGCCGTTTTAGACAAAATCAATAACCTCCCGCATTTCCTGCGTGACCAGTTCATTTCCCGCCACGGTTTTCTCTTAGCCAATAAGGGACTACACGCCGCGAATAAGTGGCTGATTTTTGTTTTTGAGCAGCGTATCTGGCCGCGCATCCGTGTGGTTAATACCAAGAATTTCATGGACACCAAGTACCTGCGGGAGTTTTCGCTAGAGCCAGAAGACTACGACAAATTACCGGGACTGCACGATAAAGAGCTACGACGCTTGGCCCGTCAAATTGCTGACGAGCTTATGGCGTTCTTTAACCATTATTGCGATCAGTGCATCGAGAACAATCAGGGCGATCGTTCCATTTTGTTGGTGCTAGGTACACAGAGGCGAATTTTCGGCAAGTTGGGGCGATTCGCTCATGCTTTCCATATCACCCCGATGCACTGGCGCAAATACCTGAAAGGCCGGTTAGATATCACCTTAGCTCTCGCCAGTCTGTCACGGCTGGTTGATCCTGAATGGTGGGAGCGCAAACTCAAAGCACAGAGAACCCGCTGGCGGGAAGCGTTATTGATTGCTGTCGGTAATGTTAGTCGGGATATGTCGGCGTCTTCTTATGCCAGTAAGCAGGCAATTCGCGAAGTGTTCGCCCGTCGGCAGTCTAATCTGGAATATCTCAAAAGCTGCCAGTTAGAAAACATTGAAACCGGTGAGCGCATCGACCTGATTGATAAGGTGATGGCGAGTATCTCTAATCCAGAAATTCGCCGTATGGAGCTAATGAGCACCATCGCCGGTATCGAAAAATATGCAACGTCACAAAAACACGTCGGCATGTTCCTGACCGTCACCACTCCGTCAAAATATCACCCGACTCGTGTTATCGGTAAAGGTGATAACGAGAAAGTCCAGCTTAACCACAAGTGGGACGATGAAGCCTATTCTCCCAAAGACGGCCAGCGTTATCTCTGCAATATTTGGAGCAAAATGCGCACCGCTTTTAAAGACAATAAATTAAGCGTCTACGGAATGCGGGTGGTTGAGCCGCACCATGACGGTACGCCACACTGGCACATGATGCTTTTTTGTGAGCGCAGGCAGCGCCAACAGATTATCGACATCATGCGCCGCTATGCGTTGAAAGAAGACAGTGACGAGCGCGGAGCCGCTAAATATCGCTTTGAGTGCAAGCACCTGAACAAGGGCGGGGCCGCTGGCTACATCGCTAAATACATTGCCAAAAATATCGACGGCTATGCACTTGAGGGTGAACGCGACCATGAAACCGGTGAGCTGTTGACTGAATCCGCTGCGGCGGTGACGGCGTGGGCAGCAACGTGGCGCATCCCTCAGTTTCGCCCGATTGGCATTCCTTCCATGGGTGCTTATCGCGAGTGTCGCCGTATCCGTTTTATCAGTCTGGCTGAGACTTTCGACGAAACCGTGGAGGCCGTGCGCCATGCGGCTGACGAGGGTGATTTTGCTGCCTACATCGCCGCACAGGGTGGAACCAATAGCGGTAATCAGACTGTGCGCGTAGCCAAGCGCGTCGCTGACGAACTCAACGCTTATGACGAAGAAGTACAGAAAGTTGTCGGTATCTATGCCCCTCACTTGGGCGCTGACCATGTTCATGAAACCCGCACAACCCAATGGCGCATCGTTTCGGGTGCCGTTGACGTTGAGCCTTTGACGTTGAAAAGCGCCTCTGGCGCGCCTCGGAGTCCTGTCAATAACTGTGGGTTAGGTGGAAACACCCAAGCGCCAAATGACCCCAACGGGCAGGCTAAAACGCCTGTGATGGCGATGGAATACCCACCGGATGCCGTTATTGACTGGTCGGACACTGCCGCCGTGAGGGCGATTGTGGCCCGTGTTAAAGAGAAACAGCCGACGATTAGCAAGATACAACGAAGCTATGACCCCACCAAAGGCCGCCTTATTGCACCATCAGCCCGTTTAACCCGTGAAGAACGCCAGCGCATCCCCCAAATCCGCAATGATTTACTGCTGAAAGATATCAGCGCCCAACGCTGGGAACTGGAATCGTTAGCCCGTGGGGCAAAAATGACGTTTAACGACACCGTTATTCAATATCCGGCCTTGTCCGACTGGCCGGAATTCGATGATTAATCTATCTACCTGAGAGAAAACCATGACTAAAACCGCTGCAACGACTCGCAAACAGGCACAGCGCCAGCGTGATAAATCTGCTGGTATCAATGAGATCCGCGCCCGACTGGAGCCAGAAGAATACGCCATGTTGACCGAGGGCATGGTCGCCCGGCGTCTCTTTCGACCTGCCTATGATTTACCGGAATATATCGCGCTGCTTATTCGCCAAGATAACCGGCGACTAAAAGATCAGTTGGCCGAACTGGATAAACAACGCTGTGGCAAATGTGGCGACACATTACCAGGCGATCCAAATGGGTGTTGTTTACGGGGTGAGACGGCGTGCTGGCAGACCAAAGGCATCAACAGCTTATTAATTAGCGCAATTAAACCATTGTGACGCGTCACAACGTTAATTGAATATCTGGTGTGACGTGCTGTGTTCACTGCTTTGAGGCATAAAAGGCTTGTTGTTCAACAGGCTGCTTTTTAAGCCAATGTTTTTTACTCAAGCAAAACCATAGATTTATATGGAATTTTTCATGTTAAATGCATACTATACTGTATATAAACACAGTACGCATGTGACGGAGGGATGAGGTGCCAGATTCATTAGAAGAAATAGTCTTAATCGAAAGAATCGATCTGATAGCGCGGCTTACTACCGGCGATGAGAGACAAAAAAATGATAAGGATATTGCTTTGGTTTGGATTGCAGAGCTTGTGCAACAGATGGCATGTTCTTATTCAGAGCAGAAAAAGATCACCAATGATAGTGATTTTGATGGGCCTACAAAGAGACTTAAATAATTAACAAATGAACGTGTTGGATTCTCTTGCATATTTTTTGTAGATAGGCTTTAGTTAGTAACAGATAGAGATGAATGACAAGAATTCACACACATTTATGGAACTAAAAGTGTATAAAAAACTCTCTATTAATAGAGGCATTGCTTGGCATGTGGTCACATTACATGTACACTCTGCCGCCCTTCTTAATGTTACTTGTGCTGCTTTGGCTTCTATCAAAAGTATTGCAGTTGAATGTCGTATAACACGCTGATAACAAAGGAAGTAATCAGTATGTGAGGAGGTTATTATGACTGATTTGATTATGAAGTTGTTTGGTATTGAGTCTTATTTACCCATGGTCAAAAGACTTAATGATGCAGGAATAAACGATATTCGTGTGACTGAACGTGGTGGGGTGGTTGTTGGTGGCGAATCAGAGGATATGGATGAGTTACGTGCAACTGCGAAGATTATCGTCGAAAATGATGCGATAAAAGTACAAGAGCAGAATTAAGGAATAATAAAAAACAATGTTTGCACTGCTTATTATTCCTCTTCTTGTTAGTGGATGTTTGGTTGTGACTTCCACCCATAATTTCAGAATGTATTTCAGGTTGCATCGGTATGATGGACAACTGTTGTACTTAAAGGCGGCGACATTCGGAACTTTCGCCGTCTTATTCTCTCTTCTATCCGCATTCTCTATAAAATGGATTTGGCCTGAATTTAACCTTGCTACGTGGACTTCTTGGTTAATTGATGCAAGTAAAGATCCAAAATCTAACCGGGTAGTTTCATGGCTAATCCTCATCTCTGTTGCATCCATTCTTAGCGCAGTGTTTTTCAATATATTATCAAGAGTTACTACATTTTTATCTGCCCACCTTATTGCACAAGTCGTGTCGAAAAATGCTGCTGGTATTGAGGCTAATGGTGAAGTTAAAGGAGAACCTCGTGACTGGCGTTTTTATATTCAAACGATGCGTTTATCTGCGCTTGGCGAAGTGTTGCCAAATGGTTCTTTAGGTAGGTTATTCTTTGATTCTGCGACTAGGCGGAAAGATGTACTGATTACGTTGCGAAGCCGAAAAGTTTATGTTGGCAGAGTAAAAATAATCAGTGAGCCGAATGAAAAAGAAGGGCCAAATCAGGAAATTTCAATTACACCTTTATTATCTGGTTACCGAGAAAAAGACACGTTAAGTATAATATTTACTAATGATTATGATGGATTAAAAGATGTAGACACCACAATTGTATTTCCTCTAAGTGAGGTAAGCCATGCGTCATGGTTTAATATGAATACTCATCAGGCTGTTGATAATAACCACACTAAAAAAAATCAGCAATCCACTCTTTCTGCTGTTCAATAGTTAGTTACAAAGCATCAAATCGAACGATATTTATCTTAGATATTTAATGCATGCATATAGCGCATGATTCCGCATGTTGATCCCCTCCCTCATTCTCCCCCTCAGCCCCAGTCCCAGCGCGGTTCTTGATGTCTCATGCAAGTGCATGAAAAGCGACCTGTAAAGCGCGCAGGCGTGGCGGGGATAGCATTGCGCGCAAAGGGTTTTGATACCCCTATTCGTAGCGCTTGGGTGGTCCGTGGTGTTGCGTGCGGTTGGGTGGGGAGTCAATACGTGTTCGTGGGGTGTGAGGGCGTGACGGGCGTCTGGTGGCTTGTGGTGCGAGGTGTTGGAGTCGCTACTTTTCAGGCGTGAAAAAGCCGCCCGGTTCGGCGGCTATGATGTGGTGCTTCAATCATCCGACGGTGCTGCAACTATGAGGCTGATATCCACCTAGACCCATTCGCTGACGATAACAACCTGAACACTCACATTTCTTTGGTGGTTGAGGCGGTGGCGCTGGCCTCTTCACTGTGTCACCGGGTTTGTATGGCGGTGGTGTTGGCGCTTTACGTCCCATGTTATTCCTCGCTTATCAGTTCATAAGGCTTGAACCGGATCACCTCTTCCCCTATCCAGTCATTCACCTCCTTCAATCGTTCTTGCAACGGCGTTAACTCGTTACGAACAAACACTTGTGAGGCTTTTCCGACGTCACCGAAACCACCGGTATTGTTGGGAATAATCCCCATCATCTGTGGCGGCACCCGGTGCACACTGAGCAGGTCGTCACGGGTGGCGTTCTTGATATTAAAAAAATCATCCTTGGTGGCGACTTCGCTCAACGGTAAAATCTGGATACCGTCTTTCTTGCCATTGGGCGCGTACATAAACAGGTTGCGAAAATTGCCTAACCCTTTAGTGTCACGCATGGCTTTACGCATCGCCTCAATATCGCTGCTGCTTTGCGCCGCATCAGTCATATACAGGATGTACCCCGCGTGAGCACCGTTCTGGTAATACTTGCGGCGGAACAGCGTGGCCGCTTCATTGAGCCAGGCAGAATTTAAGCCGCTGAGGTATTCCGGCAGGCCGTAAAGTTCCTGATTAATATCCGGTTCTATCAGATGGAAAACGCTACCGGTTTCAAACAGGTGTTCATTTTTCCAGTTTTGAACAAACCAATAACAATCTTTCTCTAACCCACGGCGGGTGTACTTGGCCGGGCTGGGGTCGAGGCGCAGTGGTGCGCCCAACTGGTTACGACGTACTTCTAAAAACGCATTACCGAACACCAGATAATCCAGTGCATAGCGGCTAAAAGCCTGCTGACTGAGCATTGGGTGAGGGGTAAATGTGCTTGCCAGTATGTTGCGTTTCACATACAGCGGTGAGCTGTGATGTACCGCCGCACGGAAGCTGCGCGCCAGCCCGTCAAAGCTGATCGGCGGGTCATACCACTTGCCGTTACCGGTGCATTCGATGTAATCCAGAATTTCCCGCTTATCGAGCACGGCGGAGGGTTCGCCAAAAGTGAACGCCTCCACCGGTTGCTGTTGACTGGCGGTGTGATTGGTTGCTGGTCGGCTTAATGCCTTGCGGCCTTTGCGTTTACTCATTTTACTTCCCCTGCATTGCTTGCCGCTTGTGACCAGTCACATAAATATAAGAGATTGAAATCATCTATTGTCATGTGCTTTTTCAGCCAATCTTTACCCCAGTTCTTTTCCCATAACGTACAGCCTTGCTGAATGGCAGCATCAGCCGTGACCGATTGACGGAATACGCCATCAGCGCAAAAAACGCCGTTATCCGTGTGTATCACCGGTGCTACTTTTCGTGGGCGGCGCAGTGAGCCGTTCCAAATCTTGAACGCGGTATTTGAGTGGGAGGGCGTGGTGTAGAGTGTTAAACGATGATTTTTGTGCATTGCCATCCCCTTAGCCATGTGCAGTATTGAACGTGGGTTTTTAGCCCATGCATATTCACCCAGGTACACATTCCCAGCATGAGCGGCGGCGTGACTGTTTTCCCCGTGAAAGGCGATGAGCGCGCCATTACCTAGCAACATGTTACTTGGCGAGAATGAACTCACGTTTACCCCAACTACCCGACAAAACTCTGCAAGATAAGCGCGGGTATTCAGGGCGCTACTTCTGGAGCAGGTTAAAAAATGCTGATTGCGGCCGGTGGTGATGGCATCCAGTAACGCTTCAAAAGCGAAAAGCCAGTCGGCCCCAATCTGGCGCGATTTGGTGAGACTGCGGTCTGTGCTGGTCTGCCCCACGTGATACCACGTTTTCTGATAATCAAAGGCCGAGTTTTCGAAATGTTCGCGCAGGCCGTCAAGCTGACCAGCAGTAAAAGTCATTGGCTTCATTGGTAAAACTCCAAGAAATTAGGGCTGTGACCGCCATATGTCGCGGTAAGGGGTTCATTTAACAGGGCATGCATAATCGCCCACGCCACATCGGCGTGGCTGGCTTCTTCGCTGCGGCTGGCAACATAAGTCGAACTCTTACCGCTGGCGGTCATGGTTTTGCGAATGGCCATAAAGGACTGGGTGATGTCGGTATGACCAGTGTCATATTCCAGACGGCCGTTATTGATGGTGTGCTTGGCTTTCAGCACCATGGCGGTTTTGATTTCAGGGGTGTATTTGATTTCCCTTGCGGCCGGGAAGAACTGGCGCACCAACTGGAAAACACCTTGCCCGACGGTAGTGGCATCAATACCGATGTATTCCACGCAATACTTATGCGTTAACTCTTCGATATGTTTGGCCTGCGCCTCAAAGTCCATCCCTTTCCACTGGTGGCGTTCCAGTACGCGGAACTTGCCGCCCGGCACCATCGGCGGTGCAATCACCGCACACCCGGCGCTGTCGCCGCCGTTGGCCTCGGACGGGTCGTAACCAATCCACACCGGGCGATGCCCAAATGGCCGCAACGAATACGGGTTGTAGTCCTCCCACTCTTCCAGACTGTCCACCATGCAAGCCTGCAACTCGGCGAACGGGAAGACGGACGCTTGATCGTCGACAAATTCGCACATCAACAGGTTTTGATATTCTGACGGGCCGTATTCCAGTGAGAGCTGGTTGAGGTCAAACAGGTTACAGCCGCCCGCCAGTGCATCCTCAACCGTGACAATCTGCCGCCACTGACCATCATCACACAGCGCGCCACGGGCTAAATGGCTGTGGCTGAGATCCAGTTGGATATGGTCGGATTTATTGCGGCGGCCTTTATTGAACAGCTCACCAGACCAGAACGGATAGGCACTGTGCGCCAGACTCGACGGGGTGGAGAAATAGGTGGTACGCCATTTTTTGTGTAATGACATGCCGCTGGCGACTTTGCGCAGTTCCTGAAACTTGGGGATCCAGAAATATTCGTCAAGATAGAGATTGCCGGTGTAGCTCTGCGCCGTACGGACGTTAGTACCGAGGAAGAACAGGCGCGCCCCGTTCGGTAACACCATCGGGTCGCCTTTCAGGTCAACGTCAACCATCCGGGCGAAGTCGATAATGTAACTTTTGAACACGTGCGCCTGTGCTTTGCTGGCGGACAGAAAAATCTGATTACGGCCTGTTGTGATGGCATCCAGTAACGCTTCACGGGCAAAGAAGAACGTTGCGCCAATCTGCCGTGATTTCAGGATATTGCGGATACGGTGAGTTAACCCGGCCTCAAACCAATTACGCTGATAATCAAAGATATTTTTATGAAATATCGACTCCAGCTTCTCAATCGCCGACTCACTAAACAGGTTTTTGTCCGGCGTCTTGCGCTCCCCTTTGTTGCGGTTCGCCACTGCCGGGTTTAAGTCGGCCTCACTGCCGGTCTGGTTATAACGGTTCACCCGCGCCAGCCGTTCAATCTGGCGGCCTAACAGGTCAATCTCTTTAAAATCCCGCCCCTCTTTGGCGTCTTTCATGATGAGCTGAATTAACCGCGCTTCCATGCTGGTTTCCACCCGAGAAATGGGCGCAATGGCATCCCACCCGTCGCGCTTCTTCCAGCTCTGCACAGTCGGCGATTTCAGGGCCAGCGTGTCCGCAATCTGGCGCACAGAAAAGCCTTGCCAGTAAAGCAAGGCCGCCTGTCGCCGTGGGTCGCTGATAATGGTGCTCGGTGTCGTATTCATGCCATTAGGCTACGCGACCAGCCCGACCCTCTGCGCGCCCTGCCAGTTGTGCCAGCCCCGTCACAACTGGCTTTCGTTGTTGCTGCCGCCATACATCAGGAGACTAAGCCCCGAACGAACAACCCTAATCACATGAATGGAGCCACACATGGCTAAGAAAGTGTCTAAGTATTTCCGTATCGGCGTTGAGGGTGACACCTGTGACGGGCGGAAGATTGAAGCCGACGATATCAACCAAATGGCCGAGTCATTTGACCCGCGCGTGTACGGTTGCCGCATCAATCTGGAGCATTTGACCAGCTACTTCCCGGACAGCACCTTCCGCCGGTACGGTGACGTGATCGGACTGAAAGCGGAAACCATTGAAGACGACTCTATCCTAAACGGCAAGCGTGCACTGTTCGCGCAAATTAGCCCCACCGATGATTTGGTGTTGATGAATAAAGACCGTCAGAAAATCTACACCTCTATGGAGATCCGCCCGAACTTTGCCAATACCGGTAAAGCTTATCTGGTCGGTCTGGCGGTGACCGATGACCCCGCCAGCCTTGGGACTGAAATTCTGGAATTCAGCGCCAAGGCCAAACACAACCCACTGGCCTCCCGTAAATCTCACCCGGATAACCTGTTTTCTGCAGCGGTTGAAGTGCAACTGGAATTTGAAGACGTGGCCGAGCCGGGTGTCAGCTTACTTGGCATTGTGAAATCGGTATTCAGTCGTAAACAGGCAACCGACGACGCCCGTTTTAATGATGTGCATGAGGCGGTGAATGCCGTGGCAGTGCATGTGCAGGAACAGGGAGAAACCATTGAAGCCCGCTTTGCCATCATTGAGAAACAACTTACTGACCACGTTGTGGAGCTGAAGCAGAGCATCAAACAGGGCAAACAAGGGGTAACTGACCTCGAAAATAAACTTTCTTCCACTGAGAACTTTGGTCAGTCAAAGCGCCCGGAAGCCACCGGCGGCAACAACCAGAACGATGTATTGACCGACTGCTAGTTGGGATTAATGGCCGCCTGCAGTGCGGTCCGCTCGTTATTTCATTAACACGTTATTTAACTGAATCAGGATTATTATGCGCCCAGCAACCCGTTTTAAATTTAATGCCTATCTGACCCGTCAAGCCGAGCTGAACGGGGTAGAAACCGGCGACCTGAATAAAAAATTCAGCGTTGAACCCTCTGTCACACAAACCATCATGACCCGCGTCCAAGAGTCCTCGGAATTTCTGAGCCGTATCAATATTGTGCCGGTATCAGAACTGACCGCCGAGAAAGTGGGGTTGAGTGTTACCGGGTCAATTGCCAGCAATACGGATACCGATAGCGGCGACGAGCGCGAAACCGCCGAGTTTGCCGGGCTGGACAGTGAGAAGTATTTCTGTGAGCAGGTGAATTACGACTTCCACATTCGCTATAACACCCTTGACCTGTGGGCGCGTTATCAGGACTTCCAGACCCGCTTACGCGACGCGATTATCAAGCGACAGGCACTTGACCGCATCATGGCGGGCTTCAACGGCATCAGCCGCGCCAAGACATCCAACCGTGCACAAAATCCATTGTTGCAGGATATCGCAGTGGGCTGGTTGCAGAAATACCGCAACAACGCACCAACCCGCGTGATGAGTAAAGTTATCGATGAAGATGGCGCGGTAGTGTCAGAAAAAATTCGTGTTGGCCATGGTGGCGATTATGCCAATCTGGACGCGTTGGTCATGGATGCCACAAACCAGATGATTGCTGACTGGCATCAGGAAGACCCGGAACTGGTGGTCATCACTGGCCGTCAGTTGATGCAGGATAAATATTTCCCTATCGTCAACAAAGAGCAGGAAAACAGCGAAACCCTCGCTGCTGACCTGATTATCAGCCAAAAACGCATCGGTAATTTACCGGCTATCCGTGTGCCGTTCTTCCCGTCTAACGCGTTCTTTATTACCCGCCTCGATAACCTGTCTATTTACTGGCTGGAAGACTCGCACCGCCGTCATATCGATGAGAACGCCAAACGTGACCGCATCGAAAACTACGAATCCATTAAGCAGGATTATGTGGTGGAAGATTACGCCTGCGGCTGTCTGGTGGAGAACATCGAGATTTTGCCACCGCCACAGAAAAAAGATGAACCGGGATCTGGCGCAGATAAAAAAGCTGCGTCTGACGCACCTAACTACGATGGTCTAGCGGCCGCGATTATTGCCGCAGTAAAAGTGGCTGCTAACCCGGATGAAACTAAGCCGGAAGCCACAGTCAACGCGGAAAACGCACCGGAAACCACAGGCGAAGCACCAGCCGCGAAGGGGAGTAAATAAGCCATGTCCAGTCCTGCGCGCCGCCACTTTCTGAGGCAGTCGGCTATTGCCGCTTCACAACAGCGGGATAACCCGCTGCGCCACGCCACAGGCTACGAGCTGATGTTGCTCAAGCTCAATGAAGATAAGCGCAAGCTGAAACAGGTGCGTTCAAACGAGCGCAAAGCCGAGCTAAAGCGGCAGTTATTGCCGGAGTACATGCCGTGGATCTCTGGCGTGTTGAGTGAGGGGAAAGGCGCGCAGGACGCCATTGTAATGACCATCATGATTTGGCGGCTGGATGCAGGGGATATCCCCGGCGCACTGGATATCGCCCGTTATGCCCTGCGTTATCAATTAGTACCAACAGACCGCTTTACCCGTTCGACGGCTTACCTAATTGCCGAGGAAGTCGCGGACGCTGCGGCGCGCGCCTATGCCACCGGTAAACCGGTTGATGTTGACCCGTTGTTGCAAACCATTGAACTGATGGAAGACGAAGACATGCCCGATCAGGTGCGGGCCAAGCTGCACAAAATGACCGGCTATGTGCTGCGTGACAGTGGCCAGGGCGAACTGGCCCTGTCCCATCTTCACCGCGCACTCCAACTGCATACCGGTTGTGGCGTCAAGAAAGACATTGAGCGACTGGCCGTGAAGTTAAAGAACGCCGCCAGCCGCTAACCCGAACGCTCCCCGAGCCGGGCGGCACGATGGCCGCAACCGATTTTATCGTGTTAACGCCGTCGTCCACCGCCCACCCATTCTGATATTGAGGTTGCCATGACCACTGTTGTTATCCCCGCGCCACGGCCCGACAAAACGGCTGAGCCGGTGATTGAAAATACCTTTTTCTGGCCTGCGGTTGACCCGATAAAGCTGCGCGAGCTGTTGCGCCTTGAGGGAACTGTCACCGCCGAGCGCCTGCGCTTCACCATCAAGAGCGCGATTGCTGAGGTCAATGCCGAACTGTTCGAGTACCGCCGTGACCAGATGGCCGCTGGTTTTAAAACACTGGCCGAGGTACAGGCCGAGCAACTGGACGGCGAAAGCATCCTGTTGGCTGAGTACCAAAGTGCGGTCTGTGCCATCACTGCCGCGCTGCTGGCCGAGCGTTATCGCGGCTATGACGCCAGCGCCCGTGGTGATAAACGCGCCGAGGCTATTGAAAGCACGGTTGATGAGTTATGGCGTGATGCGCGGATTAGCATTCGCAACATTGCCGGAAAATCTCACAGCATTATTGGCCTTATCTGATGCAGGTCAACGCGTTGCAAGGCGACACGCTCGATGCCCTGTGTTGGCGCTATTACGGCCGCACACAGGATGTGCTGGAGCAAGTCTATGACGCAAATCCGGGCTTGTCGGAACTGGGGGCCATTCTGCCTCACGGCTATCCGGTGGAGTTGCCCGATATGGCCCCGGCGGCCCAACGTGAAACCGTTCAATTATGGGATTGAAAATGGAGAAAATCAGCTCTGCGGTAGCTTATGTCTTTGCGCTGCTGTTGGCGTTTATTGGCGCACTGAGTCCGCAAGATATCGCATTTTATGTGGCTGCGGTGGCCGCTGCGGCTACCTGTCTTATCAACTGGTACTACCGGCGCAAGAGTTATTTCTTGCTGAAAGAATTGGGTGTCAGGCGGGAGGTGTTCGATGAACTCAATCGTTAAGCGTTGTCTGGTCGGCGTCATTCTGGCGCTGGCCGCCACCTTACCGAACTACCAGACCTTAAAAGCATCGCCCGCCGGGCTAAAACTGATTGCGGATTATGAGGGGTGTCAGCTCAACGCCTACCAGTGCAGCGCCAACGTTTGGACAAATGGCATCGGCCACACGGCCGGGGTTAAGCCGGGCAGCGTGATCCGTGAACGACAGGTGGCGGTCAATCTGGTTGCTGACGTGCAGCGGGTCGAACGGGCTATCGCTGTCTGTATGCCGGTGACCATGCCGCAACCGGTGTATGACGCGGTAGTGTCGTTTGCCTTTAACGTCGGCCCCGGCGCTGCTTGCCGCTCGACGCTGGCGTTTTTTGTCAACAAGAGTGACTGGCACAGCGCCTGCAATCAGTTGCCGCGCTGGGTCTATGTCAATGGCGTGAAAACCAAAGGGTTAGAGCGCCGTCGTGTTACAGAGCAAAAACACTGCTTGAGCGGGGCCTGATATGCGCACAGCAATAATGTTGATCGTGACGTTACTGGCCGCGCTGGGGTGGTATGCCAGTCGCCTGAGTGACGATATCGACAACGCTAACCGGATTATTGGCACCCTGTCGGCAGGCATTGAAAGCCGGGACAACGCGATCACCCGCTTGCAAGCTGAGGCCCGGCAACAGGCAGAAAATGAGCGGGCATTACGCCAGTCACTGAGCGACGCCAGTACGTTGTCATTGTCCCGTGAACAGAAAATACAAAGGTTACTTAATGAAAATAAAGTCTTGCGTGATTGGTTCGCTACTGCTTTGCCTGCTGATGTTATCCGGTTGCACCAGCGCCCCGCGTTCGCCAGCCCCAACGGTTATTTACGTTGGTTGTCCGACGGTGAACAGTTGCCCGCTACCGGGCAGCAGCCCGGCGGTTAGCGGTGATTTAAGTGCCGATATCCGCCAGTTAGAAACCGCACTGGTGGCTTGTGGGCTGCAAGTGGAAGCCATTAAACAGTGTCAGGAGCAACACTATGCTAAAACCCAAACTGCTACGCCAAGCCTTAACCGACAGTCTGCCACTGTTGCAGACTAACCCGGAGCGGCTGAAAATGTTTGTTGACGGTGGGCGGATTGTCTCGACGCTGGCCCCGTCGCTGTCTTTCGAGAATCAATATACGCTGACACTGTTTATTGAAGATTTTCCCAGTGATGTGGATTATCTCTTTGTGCCGATACTGGCATGGCTACGGGAGCATCAACCGGACATCATGGCAACAGAGGAAAAGCGCCGTACAGGTTTTATTCATAAGGTCGATGTGATGAGTGATGTGTTGAGTGATATCCGTATCGACTTGCAACTGACAGAGCGGGTGATAGTGAAAGAGCAGGACGGCGCACTGCATGTTAACCATGCGCCTGAACCGGCTTGGTCGGGCGCGCTCCCTCGTCCAACGGCAATGTATTTCCACGGTGAACAGATTAAATGAATGAGTTGAAACCCTTTGATGATGCACTGGCCGGACTGATTGCCAACCTGTCACCTAAAGCGCGCAAGGCACTGGCGGTCACGGTTGCTAAGCGACTGCGCGCCAGCCAACAACAGCGCATTAAACGCCAGCAAGCGCCCGACGGCACCCCGTATGCTGCCCGTAAATCGCAACCCGTCCGTAAACCCAAAGGGCGCATTAAGCGTGAAATGTTTGTCAAGTTACGAGCCGCGCGTTACATGAAAGCGAACAGCAGCCCTAATGATGCGGTGGTCGAATTTGCCGGACGTGTAAAGCGGATGGCGGCAGTGCATCATTTTGGCCTGCGTGATCGCCCGAACGTGCACAGCAAAGATGTGCAATATGATGAACGGCCATTGCTGGGGTTTAGTCAGCAAGATATAGACATTGTGGAAATGGCTGTACTAAGTTACATCGGGAAATAATAGTCTAACAATATGTTATTTCTGCTAATCTAATTTAAAATATGGGTGAAAAAGGTAATCCAATGGACATTCTAAAAGAGTCTCTTACATTTTCTCAAAATAACATTAGAGAAATATCGTTTAATAAGAAGTCTATCAAGTCAGTATTAGCTATAGGCATATTCTCATCTATGATTGAGTTAACAAGGTCGATGATCACACTTTTGGAAACTAATAATTTCACCGGTCCATACTCTATTTTTAGAACTTTTCTAGAGTGTTATGTTGATGTTATAAATATTCATAACAATGAAGAATACTTTAAATTGCTTATGTTGGAATTTCACGAAAGAGAAGAGAGATTGATGCGGAGTTCCAAAAAAGGCAATAAATACACTAAGTCATTATTGGAAATGGATAACTTTTGTTTAATTTATAAAAAACATAAGAACGAAATAAGAAGTCTAAAGAAAATAGTTCAAAGAGTTGATGGCAAAACAACCATAGCTGAAAAGTTCACAATGGCAGGATTGAAAGATGAGTACGACTCAATATATTCAAAACTATGCACTGAGGCACATAGCAGTTTAGAAGCCGTCCTTAATAGGCATTTAGAGTTTGATGAAGATAATAAAGATATGACAGTGTTGCTTTATAATAATAAAAAGGCTGCTGATTTTTATTATTACATAGGGACAATGCCATTATTGCTTCTTAAGGCAGGTGTTCTTACTTGTGAAACACTTAACTCTGGTTCTAGTTCATTATTTTCGGAAAAATATCATGAAGTTGAATTAATGATAATAAATAATTAAATTTATTTAATAGATATATATTTTTGTGCCATAGACAGCAGAACAACATCTAATTGAAGCGTGTTTATAAAAAAGACATGCTTCATCCATGAACACTCAAACCCAACTCACAGAAATTCTGCGCCTGCTGCGCAACCTTATCCGTATTGGTACGGTGGCCGAGGTCGATCTCGACCAAGCCCTGTGCCGCGTGGCGACGGGCGACAATACCACCGGCTGGCTTAACTGGCTGACGTTGCGCGCCGGTCAATCGCGATCATGGTGGGCACCGTCCGAGGGGGAGCAGGTGTTGATCTTGTCCCTCGGTGGCGAACTGGATACCGCCTTTGTGCTGCCCGCTATTTTCTCTGATGACTTCCCGCCGCCGTCGGCCTCGGCGAATGGCCTGTATATCGCCTTTCCTGACGGTGCAACTTTGCACTATGAACCTGACAGCGGCGAGTTGCGCGCTGATGGCGTCAAAACAGCGGTTATCAATGCCAGTGAAGCGGTGAGTGTTACCGCCCCCAATATCGCCTGTACTGCCTCGGTGAAAATCTTGCTGGATACGCCAGTAGTGGAATGCACTAACAACCTGACTACCGCCACGCTGAATGTAACCCAAGGCGGCAAGTTGAGCGGAAACATTGAACATTCCGGCGGTTCGTTCTCATCCAATGGCGTGGTAGTCGATAAGCATGACCACGGCGGAGTGCAGCGCGGCGGCAGTTATACGGAGGGGATCCGATGACCACAGCCAAATATCTCGGCATGAGCCGGAGCGCCGGACAGACCATTACCGACGCTGATCATATCAGCCAGTCAATCGCCGACATTCTGATTACGCCGGTGGGTTCGCGGGTAATGCGCCGCGCGTATGGTTCGCTGCTATCGGAGCTGATTGACCAGCCGCAAAATCCGGCGCTGCGCTTGCAAATTATGGCCGCCAGTTACAGCGCCATTCTGCGTTGGGAGCCAAGGGTCAAACTGACCGGCATCACCTTTGACACCACCTTTGACGGAAAAATGGTGGTTGATATCACTGGCACCCGCAGCGATAGCGCGGCCCCTCTTTCTTTAACTATTCCTGTGAGCTGACCCTATGGCAACCATTGACCTGAGCCTGTTACCGCCGCCGTTTGTGGTGGAAGAACTGGATTATGAAACCTTGCTGGCCGAGCGCAAAGCGACGCTGATATCTCTTTACCCGGAGGAACAGCGCGCCGCCGTGGCCCGTACCCTGTCGCTGGAATCTGAGCCACTGGTCAAGTTGTTGCAGGAAAACGCCTACCGTGAAGTGATCTTGCGCCAACGCGTCAATGATGCCGCCCGCGCGGTGATGGTGGCCTATGCCGTCGGCAGTGATTTAGACCAGCTCGGCGCAAATAACAACGTTGAGCGGCTGGTTGTCATCCAAGCAGATCCCGAAGCCATTCCACCGATTGAGGCAGTGATGGAATCGGACAGTGATTTCCGCGTGCGTATCCCGCAAGCCTTTGAGGGTTTGAGCGTCGCCGGGCCAACCGGGGCTTATGAATATCACGCCAAAAGCGCTGACGGCCGTGTGGCCGATGCCTCGGCAATCAGTCCGACCCCGGCCTGTGTCACCGTCACGGTGTTGTCGCGGGAGGGTAACGGTGAAGCCTCAGCCGAGCTGCTGGCCGTCGTTGAGGCCGCGCTAAATGATGAGAACACACGACCAGTGGCTGACCGGGTGACAGTGCAATCCGCCCGCATTGAAGATTATGAGATTGACGCGGTGCTCTATCTGCATCCGGGGCCAGAGGCGGAGCCAATCCGCACCGCCGCCGAAAAGAAACTGAACGCCTTTGTTACCGCACAGCGCCGCCTTGGCCGCGACATTCGCCTGTCGGCACTGTATGCCGCGCTGCATGTCGAGGGTGTCCAGCGGGCGGTGATTAATGCCCCGCTAGCTGATGTGGTGCTGGATAAAACTCAAGCCGCATTCTGTACCGGCAGCGCCATCACGGTTGGGGGTACAGATGACTGACCGTTTATTGCCAGTCGGTTCCTCGGTACTGGAAGTAGCCGCCGCCCGCGCCTGTGCCGAACTGGAAAATACCCCGGTTCCGATTCGCCAGCTCTGGAACGCCGACACCTGCCCGCTGGAATTATTGCCTTATTTGGCGTGGGCGTGGTCAGTGGATCGCTGGGATGAGAAGTGGCCGGAAGCCACCAAGCGTGCGGTGGTGAAGTCCTCGCAGTATGTCCATAAACACAAAGGCACCATTGGTGCTATTCGTCGGGTGGTTGAGCCGCTCGGCTATCTTATCAAGGTGATCGAGTGGTGGAAGACTAACGAAACGCCCGGCACTTTTCGCCTGGACGTTGGCGTATTGGAAACCGGCATTACCGAAGAAATGTATCAAGAGCTGGAACGGCTGATAGATGACGCCAAGCCATGCAGCCGTCACTTAGTTGGTCTGTCTATCAATCTCGACAGTAGCGGCCCGTTATATGTGGCCGCCGCCAGTTACAGCGGCGATGAACTGACCATCTACCCCTATTTGCCTGAAACCATAATCGTGACCGGCGAGGATTACGCCAGTGCCGCAGTCCATATTATTGATGACATGAGAGTGAACCCATGACCGTGAAATTCTTTGCTTTACTGACCAACATCGGCGCGGCCAAGCTGGCGAACGCTACTGCGCTCGGCACCCGCTTAGAGATCACCCAAATGGCGGTTGGGGATGGCGGCGGAACTCTGCCAACCCCTAACCCGGCACAAACCCAGCTGGTGAATGAACAGCGCCGCGCTGCCCTTAATATGCTGACCATTGACCCGGTTAATACCAGTCAGATTATTGCTGAACAGGTTATTCCTGAGACTGAGGGCGGATGGTGGATCCGGGAAATTGGCTTGCTGGATAAAGACGGTGATTTGATTGCCATTGCCAACTGCGCGGAAACCTATAAACCGCAACTGCAAGAGGGCAGCGGGCGCACCCAAACCATTCGGGTCATTTTGATTGTCAGTAGCACCGCCGCTGTCACGCTAAAAATCGACCCATCCGTAGTATTGGCAACGCGGAAATATGCAGACGACAAAGCAATTGAGGTTAGGCAGTATGCAGATAAGTTACTGTCTGACCACGTAAAATCACGCAATCATCCAGACGCGACGTTAAGCGCGAAAGGCTTTGCACAGTACAGTAATGCAACTGACAGCGACAGCGAAAAACAGGCCGCGACCTCAAAGGCAGTAAACTCAGTAGCTAAAGCCAGTGTTGCGGCAATGAGCGACCACGTTCAAACTGACAACCCCCATGAACAGTATTTACAGATCACTAAATTTTTGTCTGAGATTAAAGAAATAGGCCCACTTGCAGTAGCTGAAGTTGTTAAAAATCTCAATTTAGACAGCACAGTTACCAAAGCAGATAACGCATTTTCGCGTAAAAAATTAGTATCAGTTGAAGATGAAAACGGCATAGCGTGGAATGCTCCCAGCGGCCTATATGGCGCGGGAAAGCTTGCTGAACATACAGTCATGATCGCTCACTTTAATATTGAATCCGGTAGTTGCCCGGCCTTTCAGCTTAAGATCCATTACGGAAATGGCGGCATGTATTACCGCTCGGCCCGTGACGCCTTTGGTTTTGAACGAGATTGGGTGCGTGTTGGTAACGATGTTGCTCCTGTTGGTATTCCTATGCCATGGCCGCTCGCGGTGCCGCCCACGGGTTGGTTAAAGTGTAATGGCTCACATTTTGATAAATCTCGCTATCCACAGCTTGCGGAGACTTATCCTTCGGGCATCTTGCCTGATTTGCGCGGTGAGTTTATCCGCGGCTGGGGTGATGGTCGCGGGGTGGAAGCGGGCAGATCATTGTTATCTCCACAGGCGGCAACAAACATCTTTGAGCACCTTGGCAGTGATACAGAAGGCGGGGGTAGAATATACGTCGGGGATGCTGATTCATGGTCTGAAGTGTCGCCTGGTTTTTTGAGATATGGTCTTGGTGCTGCCTCGTCAGGTTCGCGGGTGTTTACAACTCGCCCGCGCAATATTGCCTTTAACTACATCGTGAGAGCCGCATAATGACAACTGAAATTAAAACACCAGCCGTGCTGGATAAAAACAATATGGCCACAACAGCAGGCTGGGTAACCGTATTCAATATTCATCCTGATAGCCGAGAATATCTGTCCAGTGTGGAAGAGTACTTAGCCGAGGGTGTGGGTATTCCGGCCGATGCTTATTTAGATAAACCGCTGAAATCCAAAAAAGGTTTTGCTGTGCTCCGCAGCGCTGACCGTGGTGTGTGGGAATATCAGCCAGATCATCGGGGTGAAATCCGTTATAGCACTGCGGCTGGTACAGTGGTTACCGTCAGTGAGATGGGTGATTATCCTGCCCACACAACCGACATTGCACCCAATTCATCATTTGATAAATGGGATGGCGTGAAGTGGGTGGCTGACAAAAACATGATTGCCGCACTTGCCCGCCGTCATCGCGATGCTTTTATTAAAACCACGGATTCAATTACTGTAATTGATTATTCAATTGATGATAGCCCGCTAACTGATACTCAGCGTGCCGAGTTAACCGCTACCCGCGCCGCCTATCGCGCATGGCCCACGGTGGAAAACTGGCCACAGGTTGAGTTGCCGGAACTGCCGCAATGGCTTTTGATTGAAGCGGTCAATCAGGGTTATATTGTTCCCGACTGGCCGCCAGTCGTATAGGCCTGCCCAACAACCCCTCCAGTCGGGGTTGTTGGTTTCTCTGTTGTGCCACCCCCCACACAATCCTCATCACCTGCCCCGCGCGCAGTAATCCGGCATCATAGCGAATGAACGCTTAACCGGAGAAAAACGCATGTCTGCAACCGATTACCACCACGGTGTGCGCGTCATTGAAATCAGCGAAGGCACTCGCCCGATCCGCACTGTCAGTACGGCGGTAGTCGGGATGGTCTGTACTTCCGATGATGCTGACCCCACCCTGTTCCCACTCAATACCCCGGTAT